TCTGTGCCGAGCATGTCAAACAGTCCAGGCGAAGGAGCGGCCGAAACCGGTCCCTGGTCCAAACAGTAAAACATGTCAGCCGTAGTAGCACCCTTGTTTTCAAAGTTCCATTGTGTGATGTAGATGTCTGCGGTCCCTCCGGGTGCAACGACATCTGAGATGATGAGATCCAAACTGGTCTTCTGTCGGGTGATGGTGGACAGCCCTCTGATTCCATCGAAGGGAGAACCGAAGTCCTCCGTGTCAGGATTCTGAAGAGCAGTGTCAACGAACGCCGCAACGTCTTGACTGCTAGCTTTAATACTATTATCATTGATATTCATGTTGTGAAATTATTGATCGTAGGTCCCGAGACTTTATAAACCAATCTTTTCATTTCCCCACCAAAATGAAATTGTCGAAGACAAACCAACCCCTAAAGGATCGAGCCAGTCTTCTCCGACTCCCACATGCTTACAAAGCGCTTTGAGTATTCTTCGTTTTCCATCAACGGGCTCTTAGCGAACTCTACATCACCTATCTGATCTATAATCCCCCGAATTTGCGATTCGTTCGGATGTATTTCAGTAAGGTAGTGCATAATCGATTTAGCCGGATTGTTGTAACGCCAAGTCTTCAACTCTCGATTGAACTCCGTCGAACAAAAAGTAAATGACGTCTTGCTGACGTCATACTCCTTAATCTTTTTGTGCATAAGCCGATTCATCTCGATATAGTTATCCTTATCGATTCCTCTCGCCTCAAACGCACAATCATCGCCCATCGTCATTATCTGACTTGGATCCCATTGCACTCCCATGCTCTCACAAACTGTACCATGGCCCATGGACTTGCGCGCTCCGTTTCCACTAGATGTGGTGATCTCCCCGGACTTTTGATGGCCCTGGAACATCTGTTGCAACACTAGTCCATTCGAGAGGACCGCAATACACTGCGCACGAAAGAACATCATCATAACCAACATTTTCATGTGCCAACTACCAGTCTCCATGACAACATGGATATTCTCCAATACCGTTTTACCGCAGTCTATTGCATAGCCTAAGCTAGCAACTCGCCGCAGCGTATCCGCCATCAGTTCCTTGAATGTCACGGTGTAGTCGAACGCACTATTGTCAGTACAGCCGAGTTCCTCCCACGTCTTTATCATTTCGAAGAGTTTAGTGAAACCCTCCCCCGTCATCGGCATGCCGCTTTTACTGTGAACTTTATCCCAATTGCGAACGAATTCATTGTCCAGGTGTTTTGTCAACATCTTTCCAACAATTTGGTCCACTAGGCTTAAATTCCAGATTAATCGCGCCATATCCTTACGTAACTTCTTCAACCCCGTTGCCTCGTTCTTAATGAACACCTTAATAGGATCGCAGAGTCCTTTTCGGACTGCTTCTTCTGGGGAAAGTTTCCACCATTCGCCACTCAGAACTTGAGTCAGACACGTGAAACGATTGACGACAAGCGCAAACAAATCTTTGGGACGCTCTAACATGTCCCGATTCTTCGCGTGCTTCAACTGGTAAGGAAAGCCCGGACCACTCTCCGGGGGAAGGATCGACTCCATCCCATTCATACACTCCGTGAATGACCTCGCCAGATCAAACACATTGTGTTCCAACATCTTTCCCTTAAAACCTAATATCTGCTTCTTATCGTACTCAACCTGTTGATTCACGATTCGCGACGGTATTATCAATTTCTCCGCCAACCCTAACTCTGCTTTCATAAGCTCATGAGCGCGGATCGACAGGTACTCTGCATGTCCACCTCGGGTGGGCATCGCCATCTCCTTCAACTTGGGATACTTGGCGTAATACCATTCTAACTCTTCTTCTGTGTGACGGATTTTTGTGGGTGGATTCCAGTTACGTCCAATTGCTTTAGACCATCCTAGTACTTTCCACATCACCTTACCCTCCACGCTGATATCTTCGTAACTAAACACTTCGTCGACTTCGTCAAAGCGATTGCCAATCTGCAACTCACTCCAACCTTCCTTCATCTTCAAAGCGTACGGGGTATATTTCTTCTCAAGTGGCGTACCCAAAGCCACACACCTACCGAACTGACCAGCCTCTTGATAGTAATGACACCGAAGTGCCTCACCATGCATATGGTGCTTAAAAAGCCAGTTTAGTTCTGAACTTCCAGATTCCACGTTCCGGCGAGCTTCTGCTTCGCTAGATTCGCTTCCTCCAGACTCAAGTTCGGAGTGGAAGAGTTCCCAAGGCTCAAGGAGCGTTCCCTTATCTTGTCGACTAGGGCTCCCCGAAATACCTGAGAACTTGACGATTTTTGGGAGTCTTTGAGGCTCTCCCCTTCCTTCGAGTTTGACTGACGAGATTGAGTCCATGCTCGAAACGCGTCTGTTGCCGCCCTCTCTCGGTCTCCTTTACACTTCTGTATCGTATTCCCTGCCTTCGTCACGCGAGTTCCCTGGCATGGACAAACTTCCTGTTTCGTGCATTTATCACTAGACTGAATGTTCGCCATCCACGGGCAATTCGCGCTGCGGTGTTCTCCCTCGCAGACGAAGCAGTTCTTTTGGGTCTTGGTGTTAGGAGTCTGATCCGAGGACGGGGCCAATGGCTTTGACCGGCCCGTCTCGTTCAAGAACTCCCGCGCGCCGGGGGGAAGATCAGGGACTTTCGTCGATGACATGGCCGCTTTCACGGTCGTGGACGTAGTATTCGCGCCTTCGCCGCCGTTTGGTGGGGTTGCTTTCGCTCGCTCCACTTTCTCCGCCAGCTCCGCCGCTTTCTTCATCTCTTTCTCCTTCTTCGCAGTTTCTTTCTGCTTCTCTTCATTTTGTTTTGCAACCACAGCTGGCTGCGACTTCAACGTTTTGAGATCTTCCTCAAACTTGTCGAGTTTCTCCACAACTTGGCTAAAATTACTCAGAATTCTATCCACGTTCGCAAAACTCGCCAGTCGATTGTTCGTCTCCTCAACCATCCGCCGCATAGCTGTCATTTGCATTCGAGCAAATTCGGCTGCTTGCTCCTGTTCCGCTGCCTGCTTGTCCTTCATCTTATGGCGCCGAGTCTTCAACTCCGCGCACCACATATTAAAGCGCTCCATGCAGGTGGCGTTCGCGTCACGTTCAATGTCCGCGATACACAGTTGCAAATCTGTCATTCTCATTGTTGCTGCCCTGCGTTCCTCAGTGGTAGCCATCGTCTGAAACATACCCTCTCCCTGAGAAACAACAAGGAAGTCCGAATCCAGTAAACGGTCCAACTTGGACTTAACGACTGTCTTCGTGCGACCGATTTTCAGGACAATGTGGTTGAACCGGGTGGTTCGAACCTCCATTTCCTTAGTCTCGAAATCGCTCGTTACGGTAAGCAAACCATTCTTCGCAGACTGGAAATCGCTCCCGATAGATGAGGGAGTAATCACGTCAATGTCGTAAGGTGGAATGGGATCTTTCTTCCCAGATTCCTGCCTATCTTCATCGTCACCTTCGCTCATGATGTCAGCCCACAATTTCTTGCCAGGAACAACAAACTTATCGATTGCCTTTATGGCAGCCTTAGCCTCAGCGACGACCGTCGACGTCTTCTCAGCAACAACCTCAGGAACCACAAATTTCTCCATGATTTCTTTAGTGTCCTGTTCTTCGACCTCGGCGACCGCCTGTTTGATCTCGTCCTGTACCGTCTTCGGGTCAGCCAAGAATTCTTTCAACAGCTCGGTTTTACCCTTACTGGAGACATCCTTCATCGGCGCCCGAATATTTTTCTTTGTGAGATGCGTCATCCGTGGTTTCACATCACCTTCGATAATACGCGTCGACAGTTTGGGCACGGCACCTTTGGCGAGTCCACGAGACACATGCTGAGGATTCATCTTTGCAACTACGGTGACGTCTCCTTGGGCACCAAAGTACCCAATTCCTTGATCGTCACCGAACTGTCGCTCGTTAATCTCCGCATTAATCTCAATCTCCTCGCGGCGGGCGGCTGTATCAGCCTTCCACGCCTCGTACTCCTCTTGTCGGCGAATATCGCGATCCTGTTCTGCCATATACTTTTCCTCCATTCGATCATAATCATCGTAATGGGACGTGCGGTCAGACGTATAGGTCCGACCATCGGCATGGTATCGCTTCACCCCGGTCTCGTTAACTGAATCATCGACCCCAGGGTTAACGAGTTCCTCAACCTTAACGCCAGATCGAATACGGAGTAAACCGTTCAACCTAGCGAGGTTGTATCCCTCGTTATATTCCCCAAGCTCTTGTTCAGGTGCACGGCGCGTATGCATCAATTTGATGTCCAAGGACATCGCATCTCTGACTGCGCAACCGCTGCTTCCGTAGTCCGTAGGCACGCGATACTTTCCAGTGGTAGGGGAGGAATTACCAATGTAAAATCCAGTTCCCTCTTTCTTCCCATCGCTGTACACAACAACGCTTAATTTCTGGCCCACGGATGGGAGTGAATCAGTCACTCGCACCACCTTCGCGCCAAGTTGACACGTCGCCAAGTTATGAATCTTCCCCGAAGCGGGCAACAGCAGAAGATCCGCCGTGTCCCACAAAATGAAGTTATCAATCCACTCAACGAAATCAGCTCGCGTAAAATACGTAAGGCCCACGATTTCAGTGAAAAGCACAATGTGCTCAGGTTCCAAGAGCAATTCACGCGCCACATGCAGCGGCATGACCCACCCCTTTAAGTTACATGAACTAAGTTGAATCAGGTTCATGTAACCAAGTAGCTCTCGTCCACCGTTTGGAACAGTGGACTTCATGCCAACTTGAGAGACAGGCCAATTGGCCAAACGCGACGGGACCATGGTTTCCCCGGTCTTAAGAACGCTCTCGAAAATTTGCTTTGGTGGAGGCAACCCAAAATGTGGGTTGGCCATTTTCTGTGCAACAGGATATGGCACCAAAATAGGTCCCGCAGAGGTTTGCAAGACATAAAACGGTTCTCCGTAAATCACTTCAGTCACAATATCGACGTTGCGGGTCGCAATGGCGCGATTGCGCCCTGCGGTCCTCACTTTGAAAGTTCGTCGGCCATGTTCAATAGCCAGGTTGATCACCCATAAGGCAAACATACACCCGACCGTCATCCAGAACCAACGTCTATCTCGTTTTATCAAGGCTTCCGCTGCGAGGGACCACTGCGCATATAACGGCACGGAACGCCCGTAACCATCATGCGCCTCAATCCCAGGCCAGTTCGCCCAACAGTAAACCGACCACATCACAAATAAAACAAAAGCCGTAGCCCTCGTCATCATCGTGACATGGCGATCCTGAAGCTCACCAGCCCTCACCGCAACTTTCACACACTGTCCCTCAGTCAACCCAGTCAGAGCCAAATCGTCTCCTCGCTCCAGCCGGGCAGCCAGCGTCTCGTACTCCTCATCAGTCATGTCAGGTGTCTCATAAATTGAGTTCATCTTTTCGTAGTTTTGAGTTCTTTGATCTTTGTTAAGATTCGTACAATCTCGCTGTAATTCACTTTGTG